GCGCGAGCTAATGCTTTGGTGTATCGACCCGATAAAGAGTCATACAAGTTATCTTCAATCGCTTCTTCAGTGATTGAGAAACCCATAGCAACAGTTTCGTGCGTGTAACGTGCAGTAAACGCTTCTTGCGCTGTGTCATACTCGATAGCTCCACCTTCTGATTTAGTCGGTGCGGCTCCGAAGCCTGACAGTTTAGTTTCTTCCTCAAACGAGCGATCAGAAGTCTCATCTTCAAAGATTTCTTTATGCTCTTCACCATACTTGGCATATTCTAAACCAAATAAGGCGTTAAGGCCGGGTAATAGCTCTTTAAGGAGCTGGGATCGTGAAATAGCCATGAGTTATATCTCCTAAGATTCGCCAACTACGCCAGTACCAAACTGATGGTAAGCGGGGTTAAACTTAATTAAACAATCGGTTTTTAAATCATTAGCGGTTGATCCGGGACGATCAGATAAACCAACAATCTTAAACGCTTTAGTGGCGGTTGCCGCCGCACCTATCGCCATATTAGATTTACCAGTAGCGGTATTTACCGAGCTTGTTGTGTTTTGTGCCGCAGAAAACGTTACGTTTTGACCAATAACATCATCATCAATAGCGCCTGTTGATTGCGCCATGAAAGTTACACCGGGGTCTGTTACAACGTAAGCAATGATTTTAGTGCCCGTGGGTACAGTTGTAGCTGTAGGAAAAAATTGATCGAAGATCAACTGTCCTTGGCTATTTACGTACTCACAACCGACAAATACACCAATTGCACCGCCAGTGTTCACAGCGAGGTTATTTGCTCCTTCATCTGCGCCTGTACCAGTAGCTATTTCAATCCTACCAGCATGTAGTTTTACTACAGAACCAAAGCCAATGTTATTAGCTAGCCCTGAAGCAATTTGAAATGCGTCCCGCGCACCAGTATATGGTGAGCCGTCAGCGTTCTTTACGGGTACTAACCCGTATGGGGAAGCTGTAGTAGCCATTTTAGATCACCTCTAAATTTTAGTTAAGTTACCCTTTTCCAAAGGTAACATTCGATTTCCTATCATTAAAGATAGGCATTCGTGGATCATTTTCACGCATTAGGTTGTTGTCTACCGCATCCATCTGGTTTTTCGTAACATTTGCGAAGTGTTCTCTGCGTTGATCCATCATTTCTGTTGGTATCTTACAGAGCATTAACCCGCCAATTACTACGTTGTCTGCGAACTTTTCGTTCTCGACAGTAACCAACATGATTTCAGGGTGGTCAACTGCTTTCACAGGAACCCAACCTTCACGCAAGCTCGAAGAAATGTTTCTGGCGTCCGTAGTTCCTAACGTACTAAGGCGTACCCATTTAAACTCGTACCCCGGTTCGGGGTTAGGCATAGGTAAGACATCGGGTTGTTCCCATTGTCTTGTAGCCACGGTTTTCTCACGGGTTTCCTGTTCGCGCTTAATTCTATTATCAGCCATTATGATTTCCTCATTTCTTCTACTAGTTGCCTAGCGTATTGTTCGTTTGTTAATCCCAAACGATTGGCAAGCCGTACTTGTGTTTGCGTTAATGTGACCTTTTTAGGGGCTGTGCTCCGCGTAGCGGGTGCAACTACATTGGCTCGTTTCTTTTTCGGTGCATCCTCGAAATTATCGGGGAAGATTTGTCTAACGCGAGAATCAATTTTCTCGTAATATTCGTCACTTTGGGGGTCAACACCCTCGTCTACAAGTTTGTTATGAACACCTAAAGCTAGACTACGCATTTCGGGGTCTGTTTCAAACCAAGGGTTGCGAGATACCCAATCTTGTGCCTTAGTGTCAACTTGTTCCTGTGAGCTAGTGTCGGGTATTGTTACACTATTAGCGTCTTCTTGTAAAGGCTCTGGAGTAAGATCGGTTAATTTATCAGCTTTTATCTTTGCCGCAGTTAACTTTTCTTGTGCTTCGGTTACTTTTTCAGCATCGCCTTCTTCGTACGCGTCCTTATATACCTGTTTAGCTCGCTCAACCTCTATCGTAGAATTACGTTTAGCCTGTTCATACAGTGCCTCTCGGCTTTTGTTTATATTGCCACGTAACGACCTGTTCTCGTCGGCTAATTGTTGAGCAACACGTACAGCTTCCTCACGCTCACGAGCCGCCGCTTCTTTGGCTCGACGCTCATCATGATAGCCTTTTTGTATCTTATTTATACGTTTTTTAACTTTAGAAGAATAACCTTCAAGCTCATCATCGGTTACTTCTTCAGGAGCTTCAGATGCCTGACGCCCTTGGTCTTCTTTGGGTGTGTCATCAACAACCTCAATATCAAGATCATCTTCGGCCTCAACTTCCGGCTCTGGCTCTTGTTCTTTAGAGTATTCTTCAGCCGTTTTCTTACCACTAAGGTCTATTTCCACAGCCCCAGTATCCTCTATTTCTATTTCGTTTTCGTCATTTTCATGCGGAAACTTGTATGTTACTTCTTCAAATCCCATGACTCACCTCACACGTGATAGATGCCACGAGGGTCGTCAATAACGGCCTCAATGGAATCATCATTCATTAAACGGTACTCTTTACCACTAACGGTAAAACGAGTGCCCGTGTTCATTCGAAACATTACGTAATCGCCGACCTTACACCAAGGCTCGGAGTTTTTACCAAAACGGCTATCATCTTTATAGGCTAAGTCACCCATATCTATGACAAGCCCCATAATGGACATAATGTATTCACGTTTACGTACACTTTCAGCCTTAATAATCCCACCTTCGTACTCTTCTTCTACTTCAGGCAGGGCTACTAACACACGATAGCCTACAGGTTTTGGTAATTGCGCTTCAAAAGTAGCTTCTTCTTGCTCCTTTCGTATGTGCTCAGGCACAGCGAGGATTGGTTCAGTCATCGTCTTCTTCCATATAGTTTCTAGCGAGGTCATCGACATGGTTTAGACAGGCGTCGTATCCTCGGATTTTACCTGTTAGTTCTCGGTATTCGGCGTAGCTGTTAGCCCCACCGCCACTAAGAAATCCTTGCGTAGCGGTTTTATCCTCTACGATTTTATCTTTAAGCACGTCAAAGACGGTTTTAGCCATTATTTGTCACCTTTTGGTCTATTGGTGTTTTGCATATTTAGTAAATCAAGGTCTAGTTTAGTACTGTCTCTACGACGATCTGCGGCCATACTTGCACCCGACTTACGTTCGTCTAACTCTAACTCAGCTTGTTCTATTTGCATTTTCATTTGTGCTAGTTGAGATTCCAACTGTAGTTTTTGTTGTGCAAGTTGTGCGTCAGTTTTATCTTTCATCATCTTACGTTGTGCTTCAGCTTGTTTAGCTTGCGCATCTAACTGATCTTTCTGAGCCTTACGTTGTACTTCTTGTACCTTGGCCTGTACTTCCTGTTGTTGTAGCTGGAATACAGGGTCTTGTTGTTGCTGTTGCGCTTGTTTCTGCGCTTGTTCTTTCTTATGCCCGTCTTTGACTTGCTGTCCTGCTGTAGCAACCATACGAGCTAACTGAACCTCAATATCTTCTGGTAGTTCAGCTTCTGGGGCTGGTAGAGGTACACCAAGTCTTTCTTCTATCTGCTCTCTATATAAGAACGCGGTGTGTTCAGAAATGTGCGCTTGGATAGCCGCCATAATCTGTTTACCCTGTGGGTTTTGCCCAATAGCCGCCGCTATAAACGGATCTTCCATAAACGCTTGGTGCGCCGCTATGTGTGCTTTGTGATCTTGATAAATAAACGCTTTTACAGGTTTACCATTTAAGAAAGACATGTTTTCACTAACAGGATCAAGCGGAGTAGATTCTTCAGACGTTGGTACTAACTTCTCAGCGTTCTTTACGCCAAGCACGTCAATCATTTGACGGTGCAGTTGCGGTAAGTCATATATCTGTGGTGCTTGTGCCGCCATCTGTAGAACAGTCTGATACTGCACAACACGTTGCGCCATGGTTGTATTGTTAGGATCACTTACAGGTATGACATCAATGCTTTCGTAGTCAGACTGTTTAGCCATGACTCCACCACGTACTGGTTCATACGCGTACTCAGCAGGTGCGTTTTCTGCCATCAACGCTTTGAGTAATTTAAACTCTTGCTTCATAGAGTAGTGGACACGAGCTTGTACTGCCGCCATTGGTTTTAGCGTACGCTCAAGTATGGCGAGTGTTGTACCAACTGGTGCGTTAGCTGACATGTCAGATATATCCATGTCACTAATAGCGCCTAACCTACGACCCTCCGTAGTAATACGTTCTAGTAACGCTAGCAATGTTTGGCTAGGCTCTTTGTAGGGCAGAGGCATAATGTTGTCTTTGATCGCACCTGATGGTACGTCAACATCTTTCCACTCACCCGGTTCTATCGGTGTGTCATCGCCCTTGATCCGTAGACCACGAGCCTTCAGACCACCCGGCAGGTTAGATAGTGTACCCGCGTCAACAAGTTGTCGTATAAGTGACGTACCTGCGCGGGCGTACCCACCGATAATGTGTATAAGACCTAAACCATAAAACCCAAAACCGGGCACATAGTTGTAGTGTACGAAGTGCTGACGTTTCATATATAGATCGTCATCTTCGTCCCAGTTACGACGTATAGCTAGTATCTCACCTGTACCACGCTCGATAGTTACTACGTATGGTTTAGCTATCTCATCTTTGTCCTTGTCTAGTTCTTCTATAAACAAGTCGGCGTGTATTTCATAGATAGTATAGCGGTCGTCATCATTAACTGAGTAACCACCTTCTTCTGCTTTACGCTCTTCTATGTCAGTGTGAAACGATTTCGGCTCACCTAACTTAGTATCGAGATAGAAGCCCATAGCTTGTAGCTTCTTCATCTCGTTCTTAGTCTTACGCATGACGTGTGTAACACGCTCGGCAGTCTCGATAGTTGACGCACCGTATGGCACGATAACTTCTTCTGCTGGTATGTAGTGAGCGCACACTCTGTCCATGTTTGGTTCGTAGTACACTTTTTTAAACGCAGACCCTGACAACCCTAACGAATACAACATGCGCTCGTGCTCAGGTCTGTACTCAACCATGTTCTCAGTCAACTCGAAGTTCATGTCGTCTCTAACACGATCAGCCGACTCTAGCTTCTCGTCAGTTTCCATACCGAGTATTTTAGTTTTTACTGGGCCTTGTGGCGGAAATGTCTCAGACATAGCTTCTGCTTGAAACCGTATAGCGGCTTCGGCTAACACAGTTGAATACACACCACACGCGCCTTCCCACGGTTCGGTACGTTCTTCATACTTAAAGCCAAGAACATCAAGACCATCTACGTACGTGTCGGCCCACTCTTTGCGACTAGCTACGTCGCCTTCAACAAGCTCCATAATACCGGATGAAATACCAGCTAGCTCATCTTCGTCTAACTTCTCGGCTAAGTTGTCTTCAAATTTAGAATCGTCCTCATCAGAACCGGGCACTAATGTAATCTCTACACTACCATCACTTAACGTGACTTCCTCTGGATCGACAATCTCAATCTCTAACATCTCAGCGTCAGGTAAATCTTCGTCTGACATACCTTGTGGTGCTTGGAATATGCTTTTATCTACGGCCATGGTCTACTCCTAGTAGAATCTGTCGCCCCTACGCGACTTAAAATATGAAACTTCGTCTTGTTCATCTGTGGGTAACTGTATAAACCCACCTTGCCTAAACCGCATTAGCGCCATTACCGTCGAGTCAACTAAATCATCGTGACTCATAAATGGAAACCCTGCGATTTCTTCTATAACTTCTTCCGCCCAACGCGTTGGAGGCATCCAACACAACCCAGACGACACAATATCGGCTATTGAGTTCAAACGGGCTAGTTTATCGCCCGACCCACGATGTGGTGTATACTCCGATACAGGTAGCCCCATTCTACGCATCTCTTGGTATATAGCCACCCCAGAACTCTTTTTCTCTACAATAAACGCATCTGGATCCCACGAGTCGTACTCTTCCATACACATGGTTTTTAACTCTGGAAACTCCATCCTACGTTTTATACTGTTTAGTAATATAATGTTGTACGCGTCATTTTCCTCATTTAAGAACACGCCCCATGTAGTTAGTGCCGTATAGTCAGCTCTGTTATGAGTTTCTGCCGCAGAGTCTAACGACATGATAATGTATTCACACGAGGGCGGGCGTTCATCACCCCACATACTCCACCACTCACGTTTTATGATAGATGCTTCTTCTGCGGTGGGTTGTTGTTGGTACTGTGCGTTCCACTGAAACACCGGCATTGACGCTTTGGTACGTAACAACGCCTCTAAGTCAAAAAACTCAGGCCAAAGTGGTTTTTGCACTTCTTTATTCGTTTCTTTGTCTACTGTGTCCAGTATGGCTGGAAATTCTATGACTTCAAACTGATCTGAGCGTGCATTTTGCGTCATATCGCGTATAACACGTCCTGTTAGGTCGTCCATGTGCCATCTTGTCTGAATAATAGCCACTCGACCACCCGGCATGAGCCTTGTACGCGCTCCAAACGTGTACCATTCGTACGCTTTCTCAAAAACAGTAAAGTTTCCGTTAATAACGTCCTGCTCTGAGTGTGGATCGTCGATTAATAACAAGTCAGCACCACGTCCCGCTAGCGCTGATCCCACACCACAGGCGTAATATTCACCTCCGACGTTCGTATTCCACCGTCCGGCTGATTTGGAGTCTATCGCGAGGCTAACTGTAGGGAAGATAGCCTTATACGCGTCCATACTGATGAGATTTCGCACTTTTCGACCGAAATCCACCGCCAAATCGGTGGTGTGGGATACCATCATGACTTTTTTTCCGGGATTTCGCCCTAAAAACCATGCTGGATAGAAAATTGACACCAATTGAGACTTACCATGACGTGGGGGTATGTTTACACAGACCCTATCGCGCTCTCCAGCCTCGATTGCCATGAGTTCATTGGCCAATATACGGTGGTGTTTGCCTACTAAGAACTCAGGCATCATTGCTTGGGCAAAATCTATAAGATCAGCGTACGCCGCTTCGTTACCTTTACGTGAATCTAGCTCATCTACAATGCGACTTATCTCGGCCACTTCATCATCTGAGTAGCTATCGAGATTGTCCAGCATGATCTGGACTTCTTCTTCAGTAAAGTCAGTCGTCGTCGTAGCTAGCATCGTCTTCTGGCCCAAACTCATACTCAATATCAAGCGCGTCGTTCTCCACAACCACCGCATCTACTATATCTTCTATAGGACGCACTAACTTTTCTAACTTACCACGCAGTTTTGAACGTAAATCATCAGATGTTTGGTGTGTTATGGTCACTTCGGACTTCTCCGCAAATAATCCTACATCAGAAATCTTACCTAATAGCTCTAAAGCCCGCAGTCTGTGGCGTGCGTCAGGGTTTTCTGTTTCTAATAGTAGTTTGTTGGTTACTAAATGACGTACCTGAGTAGCGCTTTGCACTACAGACTGGCCGAATTCAGTAAGTATGGTGTTTGTTAGCACGAGTGATGCTGGTGTAAGTGCCGCCATTCGTTTGGGGGTGGCTTTCTTGGATGTCTTTTCAGGGTCGTCAGCGTAAGCCACGGCTAACTTAGCCGCTACATCCTCATCTTCTTTGTTAGGTTTTATGTTTAACCCGTAGTCTGCCAAGAATAGAGAGGTGTTAGCCGCCGCACCCGCTTGGAGTGTTAAGTCCATAAACGGATTTTCGTCTGAAAGTGGAACACTAGGTTCCGTTTCTAGTACTAAGGCCATGTTTTTTCGCAGGTTATCAACCAGTTTTTCGAAATATAGCACAAAAAATTTTTTTGTCTAGGGTTTAAATCACATAGGGGGGTACTTTGTCAATTACAGATTTCAAAAAAATCGGATTTATTCGTGAAAATTGGGATATATATGTAGTGTGGTGTAGCAATAGTATAGCGGGGCATAGGGGAGGGGTAGTCATCTCACTCTCTTGATAACGTGTTATCATGGGGTATAGTTATATCAAGTCAAACAAAGGAGGAAACAACATGGCTTACTTTAAAGAACTAGATATACAACGTATGAACGATGCAATGACTGGACAACTATCGCTTGAGTGGGAGCATCCACTTGATCCAGATGTTTGGTATCACAACATCGAAGTAACAATCGAGTCTAATCGCAGGGGGTTTTACAATAAAGAACTGATACCTCGTATGATGGTATTCCCTTAACCAACCGCCCCCGAAAGGGGGCAACCTTAACCAAAACTACCAGCGAGGTTATACAATGCAAATCCCTACAGAGATAATAGAGGCCATCGAGTATGAGGTAGGCCGTTACGATTTAGAATGTGCTGACAACTACAGAGCATATCGGCTAAATGATGGATTCTTAAAAAGTCAATTCTTTCACCGTAGAAAGCGAGGCTGTTGCGGTGAGTTTGAATCCAATTACATTGATCTATCTGGTAACAAATGGGTTATCGGATGTAATTACGGACATTAACCTGCGGGCGGCTACCACAGCGCCCACTTTGATACCAGTTCTTCAGTGGCGCGGCGTGTCGGTGTTGCACTGCATGAATGCGTAGGCATATCACCTCACTCTCTTGATAACTTGTTATCATGGGGTATAGTTATCTCAAGTCGCAGGACATTAGCTCTTTAAGACGGCTTGCCTATAGGAGAAACATTATGAATACTTCACACGATATCCAAGTCGGCACTATCTATGACCACCCAAACGGTAAGATTAAAGTAGAGTCTATGGATACACGCTATAGTAAGTATAGTGGCGGTATTAGCACTGAGTTTAGAGTGCGATGGGCTGGCTCAACAGCTGTTCGTATATCTACTCTGCTAAATTCGGAAGAACTGCTCACTCTTATCCTAGAGTGTCAGACTGAGGAGGATTAGTATCTAGGGCGATCACCTTCGGGTGGTCGCTTTTTTTTGGCCTCAATTTTGAGACCAGTTCCTCAGCGGCGCGGCGCGTTGGTGTTGCGCTACCACTTACGCCGGCGTAAGTCATGCCACTCTCTTGATAACACGTTATCATGGGTTATAGTTATTCCAAGTCGCAGGGCATTCGATCCATAAGACGGCTTATTCCTATTGGAGAATATTATGAAGACTTTAAAATTACGTGAAGACGCCATGCACGCTAATGTGGCCGCTTGTTTCCTTATCACTGATGAGAGCGCTGATATTGACGTGCTAGCCTTTAAACAACGCCGGCTAGTTACGGCGGTAAACAAGGCCACTGATACCGGCTATAAGCAATTAGACGCAAAGCAAAAGGATCATGCGGCGTTTAAGGATATGATCGGATTGCTAGTTGAAAATGAAATACCGGCTAGTAATTTTCGATCAAGTGACCGTGTCGAGCCTGAGCAATTGACGCCTTATGAGCAGGGCAAGGAAATGCTCAAGCTTGGATTGCCTGAGCCGGTGCAATTGATACTTGGTAAGGTACAAGACGATTGCACTAAAGAGGATTTTAAAATCCGCGATAAGGCAAATAAGTATATCGGGCAAAGAATGGACGCGATTGCTAAGAGCCTAGGGCGTGCATATGAACGTAAGCAAAAGGCCGAGGATAAAGAGAACGGTAAGCCCCAAGCCAAGCCTGAACCCAAGTCGGATAAGTCACCGGCTATCAAGCTTAATGATGCTGATACTCAGTATCGTAAGGCTATCCAAGAGCTGGAATCACCGGCATTCGATCCGGTCGAAGCATTGGAAATGCTAGATGCTTTGAAAACTTTTATCTCAACTAAGTAACACTTTCGGCGGTCACCTTCGGGTGGTCGCCTTTTTTTTGTGTCTCAATTTTGAGACCAGTTCCAGAGTTGCGCGGCGCGGCTTGTCGTGGCGTTCCCTGAAACCAGTTGATATGTAGCGCGGCGCGTGGGAAGGCACTTACGCCGGCGTAAGTCTAATGTTCTATAAAACGTTCCCTAATGTTCTACTATTTCTGCTACTTTATAGAACAAAACAAATCCTGTAGGATCTAGTATGATCTAGTATGATCTAGTGCGGGACATTGCAAAAAGCCCCTATATATATATATATTTATAATGTTCTATAATTAGAAAATTACTATTAAATTATTATGAACACGCTCTATTGTTCCAGCCCTTTTACGCAGATTAATATCCACCTCCAATTTTCCATATTTTAGAACATTAGAACATTATAGTATAATCAGTAACTTGCCCGCCTATACAATAGAACATTCACGGACATTATAGGACATTCGCCTAAATACCAGACTTTGGGGTCACTTGACATATCCTAATAGGTGTGTTATAATGAGCGAAGCTCAAGTGGTAATTCGTCTTGAGTCAACACGTTTACCTAAATCACACTTACGCCGGCGTAAGTCGGCAGGAGATAAAACATGAACACACCAACAACACCAAAGATACTACGGCCACAAGATTGCATGGCAATGGTCGTACAAAACATTAGCGTATGGAACAGCTTACGCACCAACAACAAGTTATCTAAGTCAGTCGCCGCCCAACACAATGCAGACAGTAATGCAGTATCAACCCGTGTTGATCTTATGGCCGGTACAACATTGCTCAAGCAAATCAAATCAACAGAGAGTGACTTGCGTGATGTATTCAAAGAGCTATCGTCACCGTTTCTTGACGGTGGTTATCGTACTTGTACTAACGTGATATGGCTGAATGAGTTATGCCCTGCCGCACTACCGCACGGTAAGATGCGCGAGCCACTAGCTAAGTTCAACAGCCTAGCCGATGAGTTCAGTGAGCAGTATGAGTTCTTACGTATCAGCCAAGACGCACTCGGTGACTTGCATGACATGAGCAAATACCCAGACCCAGCCACCATGCGTGATCGGTTCAATCACCGCGTTTCTATGTTCCCATTACCTAGCGGCCAGCATTTCAGTGATGAGTTCTTTGATGACGCGCAAGCCGATGCCGACCAATGGCGTGCCGAAACCGATGACTTTGTGAAAACACAGTTACACAACGGCAAGCTCGCTATGTATGACCGGCTATACAAACCGCTTAACAACATGGCTACGAAGTTACACGCGGACAACACCAAGCGGTTCGCAGGTACACTTGTGTCTAACGTGTTGGACATGGTTGAGATACTACGAACGTGCAACGCGGACAACGACATTCAAATGACAAGTATGTGTGACAACCTCGAAGATGCACTACGTGGTGTTACATGTGAAGCACTACGCGATAGTTCACAGCTACGTGTAGAAACCAAGCGCAAGGTCGATCAGGCTATTGCGTCATTACCAACGCTGGATATTTTGTAATCACTTACGCCGGCGTAACTCAAACCCTAAACTTTATGGAGAAACATCATGAACCAGAACAAACTATCGCTCGCTATGAGCATACAACAGACAGCCGAGCTTATTGCTAAGATCGGTCACAAAGAGTCAATCATTGTGCAAGGTCATATGGGTATCGGCAAGTCAGCATTGCTACAGCTTATATGTGAGATGACCGGCCTTGAGGGTATCATGTTTGACGCACCAGCCAAGGACACCGGTGACTTGTTTATACCGATGCCCGATGTCGAAGCGGGTTGCGTACGTAACTTACCCAATGAGGATCTTGGATTCCATATCGACAAGCCGCTAGTCATATGTATTGACGAGATCGGTAAGTGTAAGAACGCGCTCAAGCTACCGATCAATGGCCTGTTACACAGTGGCGAGTTGTGTGGTAAGAAGAAGCACCCACGCACCATCATATTTGGTACTACTAACCACGGTGCAGAGGGGTTGAACGACTTGTTACTCCCACACACACGTAACCGTACAATGCCTGTCTATATGCGCTCACCCACAGCCGATGAGCAGATCGAGTACGGTATCAATCAGGGCTATGATCCTATGGGTCTAGGTTGGTTGCGTGACAATCCACACGCACTGCACACGTTCGATATGTATGAGAACCCACATGAGAACGAGATGATCAATGATCCACGCGCACCAGAACGTGAGGGTTGCCTTACACCACGCTCGTTTGAACGTGTTTGTATGAGCGTATTACCCAACCGTGATGCCTTCGACGATCAGACATTGCAGATGGCATTGATCGCGGCCATTGGTGATGTCGCAGGTGCTAGTCTGTATACGTTTCTCAAGCTCGGTGCTCAGTTGCCTACACAACAGTCAATCATTGACGATCCTATGACAGCCAAAGTACCAGACAATGCTAGTGCGCGGGTTCTTGTTGTGTATCGCACACTAACAAGTATTGACAAGACATGGGTCAATCAGTGGCTTACCTACATGGAACGGCTACCCAAGGATCTACAATCTATGTTCGTCAACGGTGCGCGTGTTGATACGTATGCCAAGCGTGACATTGTATTCAAGAACAAAAAGTTTACCGATTGGTGTGTAGCTAATAGCTGGATTACAGCAGGGGAGGTGTAACATGTTTGGCAAGCTCAAGCCGCAAGAACGATTGTATCGTGCCATATCAGAGATTGATCGTGATGGCCGATACCTAGCAATGAAGGGCGTGTTCATGACCGGCACGCGAGTGGTAGACCCAGAGTGCCCGACCGCGTGTACCAATGGTCGTGACGAGTGGTACGGTACGGGGTGGATCGACAGTGTTTGTGATGCCGAGTTACGTGGTGGTGTAGTACATGAGAACTACCACAAGGGCTTATGTCACTGTTCATTCTATGAGCCATACCGCAAGAAAGATCCGCAGGTGTTCAACATGGCCGGTGACTATGTGATCAACCTTATTATCAAGGACGAGAATCCACCAGAGCCAAACTACCCCAAAGGTTTTTGTGCTATCGGTGAGGGTTGGTTGATTGATGAGCAGTACCGTGACATGAGTGTTGTCGAGGTATTCAACTCACTGTATGAGGACAAGGATCAGGGGCAAGGTAAGTTTGACCCAGACAATGACGATGGTACGCCACAGAGTGGTGAGACATTCGACAGTCATGTCTTTGACCCCAACGTGTCACCACAAGGTGACGAACCCAAATCCGGGGACGATGAGGGTATGGAAGGTGGCTACCCAGCACTAAGTGCCGATGAGAAAAAGACCGTAGCTCAAGAGATCAAGGACGCACTACGTCAGGGTGAGTTGGTTGCCGGTAAGGTAGGTGGCAAGGGACACAACAAGATCATTGAGGATCTACTCAAGCCACAGATCAATTGGCGTACGGTACTACGTGACTACATTGCCACAACGTGTGAGGGTGACACCGAGAATACCTACAACAGACTACACCGTAGGTTTATTGGTCGTGGCATTGTCATGCCCAGTACATACGATGAGCAGGTTGGTGAGTTACTACTAGCCAATGACTTGTCGTATTCATGCTGGAACATACTGCCTTACTTCATGACCGAGGTACAACAGATCGTATCAACAGTCAGGCCAGAATCTGCGCGTGTTATCTATTGGGATCATGAAGTACAGGGTGACGAGTTATTCGTAGGTGAGGAGATTGATGCGCTGATACAAAACACCAAGCCGGTTGGTGGTGGTGGTACTGTACCAGCGTGTGTGCCGAATCACTTACGTGACAACAAGCTATCACCACAGTGTGCAATCGTGTTCACAGACGGTGAGGTGTATGACAAGAATCATTGGGGCACTTGGGACTGCCCAGTGTTGTGGTGCATACTCGACAACCCCAATTGCGTGCCACCATGTGGCTCAGTATTACATATCAAATCGGAGGACATGAAGAAATGAACAAGAAACAATTTATTGAGGACGTGTTTGAGTTAGCCTTTGGTGATGACGCTATCAACAGAGAGTTTACGTTTGACGAGGTACTCGCAAAGCTACGTGAGTTTAGTGACGCGGGACTGGTATCAGAAAAACCGGCTGGTTACACCGGTGTAACTGATGATGAGAACA